CCATACCCGAAAGCATGAGCCAGAATGACGAAAAACAAGCGCCGCGCCGCTGGGAGACACTGATCTGCCTGGCGCGGGTCGGTGTGCTCTTCGCACCTGTTTTCGTTGGCCTGCTTGCGCTGGCGATTCTTTCGGCCAGAGAGCCTTCGAGGTCCCTTCCCGCCGCGATCGACCCCTTCATGACAGGTTCGATCCGGCGCTGAAACCTCAGCCCTTTCTGATCGCTTTCACGTTCCGAACAAGCGCACTCATGACAAGCCAGATACCGTCGTCTGGCTTGCAGGCCTGCCCCGAAGGTGTTTTCCGGTGATCAGGCCGTACCATCGCGCTGTTGCAGGTAGCTTCCCTGAAGCTCCGCCTGAACCGCATCCTGCAAGCCAAGTATCTCGGTACGGATTGCATCGTCACTGAGACCGGCTCCCCGCATTTCACGAACGATGCCGGCAATGCGCTCGCGCCAGAACAGATTGGCCGCCGGGCCGTGTACGACCTTGAGATCGTCAACGAGGGACCGGATAAGCCGGGTGCGGGAATGAAGGGGGAAAGGAATCAAGTCAGCCATGGGAGGCATGCTTGAGCCATCATGGTTTACAGATGGTGAACACGGAACGAATTATCGTCCTCCAAATCGATACGCGCTCGGCCTTGAAACCCCGATTCAGGGTTAACATATCCTGGCAAGGTGAAGCCGCGCCGTGGCGCGCCACCCCATTCAATTGGCAAACTCTTCGGATTCAGGAGGACCTGATGAGCACAAGGACGTTCGACAGCCCCGTTTTCGTCAAGCAAAGCAGCGGGCTTATACAAGAGATCGCATGCCTCGAAGATGCACTCGAATTTCTGTACGAGTGGCCGGGCGAACGGCGTGGCCCCATCCATGCCACAGCGCTGCGTGCCTGCCAGAAAGCCTTCGAAACGGACTATCCGCTTGCCGCGGCCCGCGCCGCATTCGTTGGCTTCGCAAAATCCAGTCGGATCCTTGAAGACATCACCGCAACCATGCCGTGGTCCCACGTGACCAGTTCGACGGCAGGCAGCGCACGCGGAGCATGACGGAGGTGATTTTCGCGAGCGCTTTACCGCTACGCCATTACCTCAGATCTTCGCCTGACGCAGCAACTCGTTGATACGCGACTGCCAGCCGGGGCCGGTGGCCTTGAACTTGGCCACCACCTCCGGGTCGAGCACATTTTCCATGCGCATTCCCTCCTGCGGCACAGGGCTGGGGCGGCGCCAGCGGCGGCGCTCATCAATGGCGTTGAGAACATCACATGCCGAGCGCGCCTCGCTTTCGGAGAGGCTGCACAGCACCCTGTCGCCGAACACCGCCGGCGTCTCTTCCTCGCCATCCCACACAGTCCACAGATTGGTGGGATCAAGGACGATACTGAATCGTTTCTCGCGAATCGACATCTCGCTGCTTCCGGTCTGCGCCCCCGACAGCAGGTTGTTCGCGATTCCTATCGCTGGATGATTAATATGAACAGCGAGATTGTATTCAAATAAATATCTGTTTTTACTAAACTTTTATGGATCGATCGAAGTTGCGGGTCAGCGGCGGATTAGCGTCAGGCCGGCCGGATCCGATGCTCCTCGCCGCCTCGATCCGAAAGCACCGCATCTCTGGCAAGCAGGTCGCTTACACGACAGAAGGCAGCGAACGCCTTGCGTGCCTCCTCAGTGGAAACAACATCGACGCTCGCGCCAAAACAGGCATCGAAAGCTGCCTGAAACAATGGCCCCTGCCTGCCCACCGGCCAGTTCTGGAGAAACGCCAGCGCCTGGTCGACGCAGTAAATCTCTTCGACGGGCTGCCCGTTCTTCAATGAAAGACGTACCGGAACTGAAAACTGTAGCCTGTCCATTTTCTTTCCCCGTTTCGTCCGATCCTGTGAGGATATGGTGAGGCGGCATCGGCTTTCACAGGTCAGCCCCATGATTGCCGCCACAGTGCCGGCTGTCTGGTAAATGCAGCGGGGTCCCGGTGGTTCCCGAAAACACCCCCGTTTCGGGCGATGGGTTGAAGACGAAGGCAATCGGTGCCAAATGATGGGGAAATCAATTCTGAAGTCAGTCGCCGGAAGCCATGACCACTTATCTCGACGCCGAGACCGCGCCTCTTCGCAATACCGGGCAGATCCGCCTCTACAATGAAGAAGGCTTTGCCGGCATGCGCAAGGCCTGCAACCTGACCGCGCGCTGCCTCGACGCGCTCGTCGATATCGTCAAGCCCGGCGTGACGACCAATGCGATCGATCGTTTTGTGTTCGAGTTCGGCATGGACAACGGTGCCCTGCCCGCAACGCTGAACTATCGCGGCTATACGAAGTCGACCTGCACCTCCATCAATCATGTCGTCTGCCACGGCATTCCCGACGACAAGCCCCTGCGTGACGGCGACATCGTCAATATCGACGTCACCTATATCGTGGATGGCTGGCATGGCGACGCCAGCCGCATGTATCCGGTTGGCTCCATCAAGCGCGCCGCCGAGCGGCTGCTCGAAGTCACCTATGAGTGCCTCCTGCTCGGCATCGCAGCGGTGAAGCCCGGCGTTCGCACCGGCGCTATCGGCGCCGCCATTCAGGCCTATGCCGAGGGCGAACGCTGCTCCGTGGTCCGCGACTTCTGCGGCCATGGCGTCGGCCAGCTTTTCCACGATTCACCGAATATCCTGCACTACGGCAACGTCACCGACGGCGTGGAGATGCGCCCCGGCATGGTCTTCACCATCGAGCCGATGATCAATCTCGGCCGGCCCCATGTGAAGGTGCTGTCCGATGGCTGGACCGCCGTGACCCGTGATCGCTCCCTTTCCGCGCAGTACGAGCACTCCATCGGCGTGACCGAAACGGGCTGCGAGATATTCACGCTGTCACCCAGGGGGCTCGACCGACCCGGCCTGCCGTCCTAACATCATGGCCGCCGGCAAAGGTGGCCTGCGCGTTATGGTGGTCTGTATGGGTGTGTCGGGGGGCGTATGAGCAAGAACGGCGGCGATTCGCACGGGTTTCTGGCGGAGCAGCCAATGCCCGAGCTTCGCAAAAGCGCGTTAGCCGACGAGAAGCCTCACTATCTCGGACACCGGGACCGGCTGCGCGAACGCTTTCTCACCTCAGGACAAGGCGCGCTGCCCGACTACGAGCTTCTTGAGCTGTTGCTGTTCCGCCTGATCCCGCGCTCGGATACCAAACCCGTTGCCAAGGCGCTGCTTGCACGGTTCGGTTCGCTGGCCGAAGTTCTGGGCGCTCCCATCAATCTTCTGCAGGAAGTGAAAGGAATTGGCCCTGCCGTGGCTCTCGACCTCAAGGTCATCGCGGCCGCCGCCCAGCGCATGGTGCTCGGCGAGATCAAAGGGCGCGAGGTGCTGACTTCATGGTCGCAGGTTCTGGATTATTGCAAGGCCGCCATGGCCTTCGAGGAGCGTGAACAGTTCCGCATCCTGTTCCTCGACAAAACGACATCTGCATATTATCGGTAGAACCATTTCGATCTCGGCATTTTTTGGTTCCTGAAAATATTAACAATCTCAATTTCTTACCAATAATGCCTTCGACCGACCTCCCAGATACGATACACGCCATTTAGTTGCTGTTGGCATCAAATGTTGGTACCCAATTCAAAATACCAACATTATAGGAACAGGACATGGCGCTTACGGACAGCCAAATACGGGCCACGAAACCTGCCGAGCGACCGACTAAGATCAGCGATGGTGGCGGACTGTATTTGCTTGTGCAACCGACCGGCTCGAAGCTTTGGCGACAGGCGTACCGCTTCGGCGGGAAGCAACTAACCTTGGCTCATGGTGCTTATCCGGAGGTGTCTCTGGCTGAAGCCAGACGATTGCGAGACGCCGCTAAGGCAGCCCTGCGCAGGGGTGTGGATCCTCGCAAAGCGGCCGACGGTGATAGGCTGCCGGCCGAAAGCCTTGAAGCCATAACCCGCGAATTCGTGAAGGTTCGCGGAACACGTTGGACAGCGAAGCATCAGAGCATCGTTCTACGCAGATTCGAGATGTTCATTTTTGACGATCTGGGCAGCAAACCAGCAGCCACAATCACAGCACCGGCGATTCTGGAAACATTGCGCAAGATCGAAGCAAAGGGCAGCTTGGAGGTGGCCAAAAAAGCACGCCAAACGCTGAGCGCAGTCTTTCGCTATGCCATAGCCACGGGACGCGCCGAACACGACCCTGCCCATGCTTTGAAAGATGCCATGCAGCCTGCAGCCCCTACAAGGCACCGTCTGGCGCTGCCATTCTCTGACGTTGGGCGGTTTCTGGACAGCCTGCGGGACGTTGATCCAATCATATTGGCGGCCGTCAAGCTGGCGATGCACACGGCGTTGCGCTCAAACGAAATCCGCTATGCCTGCTGGAGCGATATACAAGGTGCTCTGCTCACCATTCCCGCAGATAGAATGAAGGCGCGCACCGATCACGTAGTCCCCCTTTCTCGCCAAGTTCACGAAATTCTGGCAGAATTGCCGCGCGATGGGGAATTTATCCTGCGCAGCCCGCGCACCGGCCGGGCACTCGATATGATGACCATGATTTCCGCCATATACCGCCATGGATGGAAAGGCGCTGCGACGATCCACGGATTCAGGGCACTATTCTCCACGCAGGCTACGGAGTCGGGCCTTTGGAGCGAGGATTCAATTGAACTATCCCTCGCACACCGCCTCCCTGGCAGCGGCTCACGGCGCGCCTATAACCGAGCCAAGCTGCTCGATGAACGCACCAGGCTGATGCAGTGGTGGAGTGATCGGCTTGACGCCGCTGTGCAGGAATATCAGCAAAAAGCAGCAACCGACCTATCGCACCTACTCACCTGAGACGCACCGGGACCTATAGGGAGCCATAGGACAGCCAACGTTCACATTAAGTGTGAAATTATTGCAATTTCAATGCCTTATGGACGATAAGATGTCCTTGGAGTATGTTTCACAGCAGTTCTAAATAAAAAAGCCCGTGCGCACCGACCAAAGTTTGCACGAGCTTTTTTCAAGCGAAAGATATGCCGTGATAGATAGCATCAAGGGCTTTGCCCCGCAAGACTCCCTCTCCGACCTGCTCGGCTGCACCGAACCTGTGACACAGATTGGCACAAATCTGGCCGTTGCACTCGACCTTGCAAAGCGCGGTTTCAAGGTGTTCCCATGCAAAGAAGCCGGGGCGCCAAAGGTCGTAAAGTCCCCTTACACGTCCAACGGCATGAATGCGGCCACCACCAATTCCGAACAGATACGGAACTGGTGGCATGATTGGCCCGGTGCCATTGTCGGACTGCCTTGCAGGGCGAACGGCTTAGCCGTTCTCGACTTGGACCGTCATCGACCAGATCAGGACGGCATCGCGGCGCTTCACAGCATCGGCTACGATCCCCATGCCATGTCGCCTTTCACGGTGAAAACCGCCGGCGATGGGCTGCATCTTTATTTCAAAGCTCGAGATGGGCTGGGCGATTCAGATACGCACCTGCCCGGTGGCATCAATGTAAAGTGTAGCGGTTACGTGATCGCTCCCGGCAGTGTCATGCGGGACGGGCGGAAGTACATCGCCGCCACCTCCCTGTTTGTAGACCGTCTGCATCTTTTCCCGGCCGAGTTGATGCCGCCAAAACGCAACGATTCCGACCTGTCACGCCTTCTCGGTGACGTTTCGCAGGTCGATTGGAATGAGGTGCAACGGGCACTGGCATTCATCTCACCCGACTGCTCGCGCGACGAATGGGTGCGCGTTGGTATGGCTCTTCACGCGGCCAGCGACGGCAGCGAAGAGGCTTTCGGCTTATGGAACACATGGTCGGCTCAAGCGAGTGAACCAGGAAAATATCAAGCGACCATCATGCGCGGTCAGTGGCGCAGCTTCGCCAGAAGACATGGCATCGATATCGGGACTCTGTTTCACATTGCCGGCGAATACGGATGGACACGCGGGCCCGACATTTCGGCAGACGATTTTGACGACCTAGACCGCCCCGGCGATCTCTCGGATCTATTGGGAGACGGGGTGCCGCATTCCCCTCTTTTCCAACAAGCTTCCGCGTGGGCTTCTACCCCCGCCAAGCCCCGCGAATGGTTAGTTGAGGATCTTATCCCTAATGGCGTCGTGACAATGCTGAACGGCGACGGCGGCACGGGTAAAAGCCTTCTGGCCTTGCAACTGGCTGTTGCAACCGCGGAAGGCGGGCGCTGGATTGGTCGCGAGATCGACCGGCCCGGCAAAACCATCTTCCTTTCCGCCGAGGACTCAAAGGACGAGTTGCACCGCCGTCTTGAGTCCATTTGCGGCGACCGGCTGGCATCGCTGGATCGTTTGCTCATCAGTTCTCTGGTTGACGGAGACCCCCTGCTGGCAACCTTCGACAAGCACAACACCATTCGAACCACGAAGCTGTATGCTCATCTTGAGAGAGTGATGGAGCGCGAACAGCCTTCCCTTGTCGTGCTCGACACGCTGGCCGATCTTCACACCGGCGACGAGAACAATCGCAGCCACGCACGACAATTTATCGGAAAGCTGAAGGGCTTGGCCGGCCGCTTCAACTGCGCTGTTCTGTTGCTCGCTCATCCGTCGCGATCCGGTATGGCAGACGGCAGCGGCGCTTCCGGCTCGACGGGGTGGAATAACAGTGTGCGGTCGCGGCTATACCTGAAGCGTGTTGTAGATGCTGACGGGCGCGAGTGGGATGACAAGGCCCGCACGCTATCGACCGTAAAGGCGAACTATGGGGCCGTTGGCGGCGCAATCGACCTTCGATGGAGCGACGGTTCATTCGTTGCCGATGGCGATCCCTTCGATGATCTGGAAAGCCGCGCCGCAAAGGCTGAACGGGTGTTCCTGAAGCTGCTCGATCGCTTCTCCAGTGAAAGCCGATACGTGTCGAGCAGTCAGTCCCCAACCTATGCGCCCAAGGTATTCGTAGACCAACCAGACGCTGAGCAATGCGGTAAATCTGATCTGGAGGCCGCCATGAATCGGTTATTTCTCAGCGGTCGCATTCGCAATGGAACACATCGGAGCAAGGGACAAGAACGCGGCCACATAGAGAAGATTGATCCTGTCGCATTTGATGCAGATCAGGGAGGCTGCCTTGTTTAGCCCGCAACCGGCCCCGCAACCGCCGCAACGGTCGCCGCAACGGCTCCGCAACATGTCGCCACAACGGCCCGCAACCCAGTCCGCAACGGCCCGCAACACACACCTATATACTACGTATATAGAGGCTGCGCCCGCTGGCGCGGCTTGCCTCTTGTTCAAGGTTGCCTCTTGGGGCGGCAAATCGAGTCTATTCGATCTTCGATCCTATCGCATTTCCTCTCGGGTCCCTCCACGGCCCTGCCGGTCGCGGGGGACGCTGACCGCGATTCAAAGCTCTCTTCGAAAATTTTCAAACATGAGTAACCGCTAATGGACATCGACCTAATCGAACTCCTAGGCGACGATCTGACCCAGCCAGAAACCCGCCTGCCAGCCTCGCCAGTGCGCGTCAGCCCCTCGGATAGCACCGCCACACCCGAGCACCCTCAACGCCTCTCTGGGACGCATATTCACGAAAGCGAGCTTGCCGACCTGCTGGGCATCACAGCCAATCGAATCCGTACACTGGCGCGCGATGGTGTAATTAAGCGTAGTGGACCAGCACGGTACGAACTGCGCAGTACGATACGTGACTACTGTTCGCATCTTCGCGAACACGCTGCACGCGCCGGCCGCCCCTCAGAATCGAATGCCGATCTGAAAGCTGAGCGGTTGCGGCTCACCCGCGCCCAAGCAGAGGCGCAAGAAACCAAAAACCGGCAGTTGTCGGGTGAGCTGATTGGTGCCGATACTGTGAGCCGCGAATGGCAATCGATATTGCGTGATGTGCGCGCGGCAGTGCTTGCGGTGCCGTCGCGCTTCGGTGCGGCTATGCCCCACCTGTCGGCTTCAGATATCGCCGCGCTCGATGCGGAGATTCGGACGGTGCTGGAAGGGTTGGCAGATGGAAACGCTTGAGCGCATACGCCGCGAAGCCCTCGGCGCGCTTCGGCCGCCAAAGGCGCTACCGCTCGCAGATTGGATCGAACAGACGATCCACCTCCCCTCGACTGCCAGTGCCACGCCGGGCCGGATGCGGTTGTACGCTTACCAGCGCGGCATCTGCGAAGCTTTGGACGATCCAGAAATATCCGAGATCGTTATCCAGAAATCGGCTCGAATAGGATTCACCGCGCTCCTTGCCGGCTTTATCGGGCACACTGTTGCAACCGCCCCTGCGCCGATCCTAGCAACGCAGCCGACCGCCGATGACTCGCGCGCATTTTCGGTCGACATTGAAGCTCTGTTCGAAGCCAGCCCCGATCTTCGCGGGCTCATTTCTGACGACGCCGACGAGACGGGCCGCTCGACCATGATGCGCCGGCTGTATCCAGGCGGCAGCCTCGAATTCCTATCCGCTTCAAGCCCGCGAGCTTTCCGTCGCAAGCTGGGCAAGGTCATCATTGCCGACGAGATCGACGCCTATGCGCTCACGGATGAAGGCAACGTGCTGGATCTGCTGCGGATGCGTAGCCAAACTTACCGCGATCGCAAGATAGTGTTTGGCGGCACGCCGATCTTCGACCATGGGCAAGTCACGCAACTATACGAAGCTAGTGACAAACGCATTTTTGAAATATGGTGCCCTTCTTGCAGGGAATATTTTGAACTGATCTGGCAGCACATCCGCTGGGACGAAGGTCGACCGGAAACGGCACATGCCATTTGCCCTGCGAATGGCTGTGTGATCGAAGAGCGGCACAAGGTCGAAGCTGTCGCCGGCGGTCGCTGGCGCGCCACGGCACCCGAGGTAAGCACTCGGGCCGGTTTCCGTATCAACTCGCTTGTAAGCCCGCATTATAACGCCAGATGGGCGAAGCTTGCCGAAGAGTTTCTGGAAGCCAAGCGCAGCCCTGAAACCCTCCAGACCTTCACGAATCTGGTGCTGGGTGAACCGTGGCGCACTGAAGGCGAGGACTTCGACGAGCACGAGTTATATGGAAGGCGCAAGGCCCTCACTCTCGATAGCCTGCCGGATGACGTGCTCTGGATCACGGCGGGCATAGACTGCCAGGACGACCGCCTCGAGGCTGTCATATGCGGCCACGGTGCCACCGACTTCTATGTTCTTGATCACCGCGTGTTCTGGGGACCGATCGACGGCGATTCGGTGTGGCAGGAACTCGATTCCATGCTGCGTGAGACATGGAAGCACCCGAACGGTGCGATGATTGGCATCTCGGCGGCGGCCATCGACTCCGGCGATGGCGGTCACACTGAGATAGTCAATGCGTTCGCCAAACCGCGCTTCGCGCGCCGTGTTGTGCCAATCAAGGGCGTTTCCGGATTCAGTCGCCCCGTCCTGCAGAAATCCGGCAGCCAGCATCTGTGGCTGGTGGGCGCGGATGCCGTAAAGTCGCAACTCTTTGCCCGCATTAGCCGGGACGCCGGAATTCATTTCAGCGAAGATCTGGAGCCGATCTATTTCGAGCAGTTAACGAGCGAACGGCGAATTGTTAGATATAGCCGCGGTCAGCCTGTCGCCCGGTTCGAGCGGATCAAGGGCAAGCGCGCCGAGACGCTCGATGCAACCGGCTATGCCTGGGCTGCGAGGTCGCTTATCAATCAGAACACGGACAGACGCGCCGAAGAGCTGAAATCCGTAGGCGCGCCTGTCCGGAAACCGGCGGTGATTAGGTCTAAATGGCTGGATCCCCATTCATGATTTCAAGTTCATGGGCGATCTTGGAAAGCTGGTGGAGAACTCCAACTTTCCAAGCACGGTCGAATTCGGCCCTTTGATCGGGTGCCGAAAAATTGTTCAGTATCTCCATGGTGTCGGCGAGTATGACAGCCGCAGCCTTCTTCAGTGGTCTGTGTTCAATTGGCATCTTCAGCTCGCCCTCGCTGCTACCAGCTGCGCGATAGCGTACATGAACCCCACGCCGAATCCACTTTCATCTGCGGCAGCCTTGCGTATTTCGTTTACAAGCCGCGGCATATTATCGGTTGCAGCACATTCTTCGATGATGCGCTGTGCACGTTGCCGGCCTATTTGATTGTGAAGTGCGTAGCTCATTAAAAACCTCCGTTACGGTCGAACGAAGACAGCTATACAAAAACCAATTGTAACAATGAAATCAAATATTTATCACATATAAAGTGAAATTCACTTTAAAGGTGAAACTCAGTGCTTGGTGGCGCGGCTGAGTTCCAGACGATCTTGCATTATCCGCACTGCGGGTGCCAGCCCACTATCTTCGGCAATCCATTCCAGCAGGCTAGCCAACGACTCTCGCGCAGTTGCCGGAATGGCTCGGGCTATGTCCGGCAGCACACAAATGTGCGTGCTCCCCTGTTCAGCGGCGAGCACCAAAGCGGCGAGGCAAGCTGCACGGGCATCTGGGCTTTCGGAATAGACTGCGTTTTTCATGGCATCCTGCTGTAACTGAGGGGTGCAGGCGGTTGCCAACTCCAAGAAAAGCAACCGCCTGCCTGTCGGATCATGGGAGAAGGGGCCCACTCCGACCGCAGCCACAGCGACACAGAACGCCGAACTGCCACTACCGAATTCACTGAATGGTGCGATCCGGGCCGAGGCTATCAACCGCGCCCCGGATCTTTTCCACCACATCATCGTCTTGCGCGGCTACAGGATAAGCCAGCAACTACGATGCCTGACGATCACACATTCAGACGCATATGTCTATTATTTTTATTTGTGAAATCAATACACTTAAAGTGTTTATAGACGCATGTGTCTGATTTCTGGTAATGTGCAGGAAAGACAACAAAGGTTTCCGCAATGTTCCGCACAGCCACTGAGATTGCCGCCATCATCGCTGTTCCAGACACGCTTCAGGGCCTCGACCATGCGGACACACACCGCAGGGTTCGACACTGGGCTGCGAAAGGGCTTCTGCAAGGTGGAAAAGCAGTTGATCGGCGGGGAACGCAGGTGTTCCCGGCTCTGGAAACCTACCGGGCGCGCATTTTCGATGCTTTGGCCGATTTCGGAATTGCGGCGGAAACCCTGCGACAGGTGAGCATTGCCGCAGTCCGGCATCCGTCGCGCATGTCGGCCCCCAGCTATGGAAGCGCCGGGAATCTATCGCGTGGCGCGCTGCATGACGCGATCCGAGGCGTTGCTGCAGGGGAACAATGGAATCTGGTCATCGCAACCTTGCCGCCGCTGGCCGCTCAAATGCGCGGCATGGTCGACAACTACCGCGAAAGCAAGTTGCTCCATATCGCGTTCGAGTGGGCGGGCGATCCTGTCGATCACACGGGGTCTCTCGACAAATCGAAGCCCTACGGCGTTCTGAAGCTGGATTTGACACATCTGTTCAAACCAATTGTGGAGCGCATAGGAGTGCCTGCTTAATGGGCGTCCTTGATAGGCTGAGCTTCTGGAAACGCACGACTGCGCCGACTGCAACGCGCCGGTTTGATGGCGCGGCAGGTGGTCGTCGTGGCGGCGGCATGGGGACCTTCGGCAGGATCAATCCCGAGATCGCGGCTGCAGGCCCGTCCCTCGCCTCGAGGGCTGAATATCTCACGCAGAACAACCCGTGGATCAGCCAGGCTGTTGCAAACTGGGTTGGCGCGCTGATTGGACCTGGCATCATGCCCAATGCCCGTCATCCGAATGCCGATGCTCGCAAGGCTCTTAACCTGTACTTTCAGAGCTGGTGGGACGATGCGGACATAGAGGGCCGCACCGACTTTGCCGGCCTTCAAGCGACCGTCGCACGTTCCATGGTGGTTAAAGGCGAATCCGTATCGCTTCTGATCGCCACCGAAGAGGGGCCAAGACTTCGCGTCCTGGATCCTGCCCTGATCGATTCCAGCCGTACCGATCACAATCTCACCTTTTCAGGCATCGAACTGGACGAGAACGGCAAGCGGCTCGCCTACTGGATCCTGCCTGAAAAGCCTGCCGATATTTTTGCGAGCTTCGCACCGTCGCAGCGCGTGGACGCCGATTCTGTGCTGCACGTCTTCAAGCCGGTGGGCGCGGGACAGGTGCGCGGGGCAAGTTGGTTGAGCCCGATCATTTTGCCCGCCTCCGACTTCGATCAATACTGTGACGCCTTGCTGATGTCCGCGAAGGTAGCTGCCATGCATGCCGGCTTCATTGTGAACCAGAATGGCACACCCGGCGATGAGCTTTATTCCGACAGCGAGCCGAAACTCGAACCGGGTGCCCTCACCCGACTCGGTTTGGGCGAGGACGTGAAATTCAACTCCCCTCAGCAGCTACAATCCGCCGACGCCTTTTTGAAGCATGGATTGCGCCAACTCGCTGCCGGTCTCAGCTTGCCCGAATTCCTGCTATCGGGAGATCTGTCGCAGGCTAACTACTCCAGCCTTCGCGCTGGGCTTCTACCCTTCCGCCAGCGAGTCGAACAGATTCAATATGGCGTGCTGGTCCCGCAATTCCTGGCTCCTGTCTGGCGCGCTGTGATTCTGCACGGCGTCCTGAGCGGAGAACTCGATGCGCCGGACTTCGGCAGCAACCCTGATGCTTACCTCAAGGCAGATTGGCTCATGCCGCGCCCGCTACAGGTCGATCCTCTCAAAGACACTCAGGCAACAGTTGCCGAGATCGAAGCCGGGCTGACCAGCCGTCGCAAAGCTGTGGCCGAGCGCGGATGGGTGCTGGAAGACCTCGACGCCGAAATATCGGCCGACGGCTTCAGTCGAACTGGCACCAAGCCTCCTGACAATTCTGAGAACAAAACGGAATCCAATGATGAACATTAGGGTAACAGCTAACCCGCGAAAAGCGGCTCGCACCATCGACCATCGTCCGATCAGGCCCGCCGGCGACACCGTGTTCCGCTCGCTCGCCTTCGATGGAACCGGACTGGATGATACGGCCATGACTGTTTCGGCGGTCATTGCGACCAACGCCCCGGTGCGCCGCCGCGACAAGCGAGGCGATTATCTTGAGGTGCTGTCTATCCGCGGCCTACAGGTCGCGGATGGCACTGATTTACCCCTTCTGCTCGACCATGCGCAGGCGGCCCGCGAAACGATCGGACGTGTGCATTCGATCAAGGCTGCCGGCGACAAGATAACTGCGCAGGTACGATTTTCGACCGCCGAGGACGTGAAGCCAATCGTGCAGCGCGTGCAGGATCACACATTGCGCGGCTTGAGCGCCGGCTACGTGGTTCACCGCTGGATCGAATCCAGCGACCGCGCCACCGGCATGCGCACCCGCACCGCCGTCGAGTGGCGCATGCTCGAAGTCTCCCTGACTCCAGTCCCTGCTGACCCCAATTCCAAAATCGAAAGGAATGAATTCATGGATATCGAAACCGAAGAACAGACCCCCGCCCAGGCGCGCGCGGAAATCCGCACCATTTGCCGCGCGGCCGGCATGACGGTCGATCAGGCGGATGACATGATCGACCGTGAGCTTGACGTTACGGCAGCCCGTGCGGAAGCATTCGAACACATGCAGGCACGCCAGCGCAGCACCCCGCGCATTCGTGTTGTCGCGCAGCATGACGATCCGGCGGCCATCGTGACACGTGCAGCCGACGCTCTGGCCTATCGCATGGGCGGGACGAATGATGTCCCTGAAGCCAGCCGCGAATACGCGAGCATGTCCCTGCTTGATCTGGCGCGCGACTCCCTCACCCGCTCGGGTGTCAGCGTTCGCGGCCTTTCGACTGACGAGGTGTTCCAGCGTGCCGCACATGGCACTTCCGATTTCCCGCTGGTGGTCAGCAATGCGGCGAACAAGACCCTCCTGGGCGCATATCAGGGCGCTGAGTCGGCGCTCAAGACTGTCGCGCGCCAGCGCAGCCTGCCCAACTTCAAGGAGTCGACTTCGATCCGCCTCGGCGGCATGGGCCGTCTGGAAGAGCTTTCCGAGCATGGCGAAATCGTCGCAACGTCGCGCGCCGAAAGCGGCGAGAAGCTCAGCCTCGCAACCTATGCCCGTCGCTTCGATCTGACGCGCAAACTGATGATCGACGACGATGCCGGTGCCTTCGGTGATATCGTCGCAGCCCTTGGGCAAGCCGCTGCCCAGACTGAAGCCGATCTGCTGGTGGCACAGCTTATCGGCAATCCTGCGATGAGCGACGGCAAGGCTGTGTTCCATGCGGACCACGGCAACCTGTCGACTGGTGCCGCTCTGGATGAAACCTCACTCTCGGCTGCCCGGCTCGCAATGCGTCAGCGCAAAGATCTCGATGGCAAGACGCTTATCAGCGCAACCCCGAAATACCTGCTTGTCGGGCCGGAACTGGAAACGACCGCAGAAAAGCTGCTGTCGGCAATCCAGGCCACCAAGACCGATGACGCCAACATCTTCGCCGGCAAGCTCACGTTGCTGGTCGAGCCGCGGATTGACGACGATCAGTGGTACGTGTTTGCGGATCCCGCGCGCCTCGCTGGCCTGCAATATGCCTACTTGTCGGGCGCTCAGGGTCCGCAGATCCAGCGGCAGGAATTGTGGGACTCGCTGGGTGTGAGTTTCCGAGTGTTCGAAGACTTCGGAGCTGGCTGGGTCGATCATCGCGCCGCACAGAAGAATCCGGGCGCATAACATGGCTACCCTGCCCCAATTGCTGTCCATGCGCGAAAAGCTGTTGGAGGCTCGATATTCGGGCCTTCGCAGCGTGCGGGACGCCAACGGCGAGGAAGTCACCTATCGCAGCAACGCCGAATTGGCCGCGGCGCTCGCCGCAATCAACCGTGAAATTGCGACACGGGAGTCTGAACTGGGCTGCAGTCGCATTGTTTACCCTCACACCTCGAAAGGAATCTGAGCCGTGAAGAGCTTTGTTCAACCCGGTAATGTGATCACCATCCCCGCACCTGCTGCCACAAAATCCGGCGATATTATTATCGCCGGTGAACTGGTCGGAGTGGCATGTGGTGATGCCGCCGCTGCTGCTCCCCTCGATCTGGCGCTGACTGGCGTTTACGAACTGCCCAAAGTGGCGGCCGACGCCGTTACGGTAGGTGCTGCGATCTATTACGACGCCACCGCCAAGCTGCTGACGACCGACGACAATGAAGGCGCGAATGCGAAGGTAGGTGCTGCTGTGGCCGCGGCCGCATCCGCGACCGGCAGCGTGAAGATTCGAATCCAACCCTAGTCCACTGTTCGCCTAGGGTTTTGGTGGGGCGGGTGATCGGCGTGATGCTGAGCCCGCCTTTCTCATATCATCAAATTATCCACATCTCATTTGGTTTGTTGGCATAATTGTTGGCACCAACCCATAACAGACATTGATTTAATTATATTTTTTGTTCCTCGACAAGAAGAACGGACTGATTGCCGACGAAGTGCAGCAAACCGGGACGGTCGATCACACACCCGTCTATCCGCGCGAGGTGATCAGGCGCGCGCTGGAGCTTTCCGCCACCGCCATCGTGCTCGTCCACAATCACCCCTCGGGTGATCCGACACCATCACGCGCGGACATCGACATGACGAAGGAAATCATCGAGACCGGCAAGCGCCTCGGCATAGCCGTGCACGATCATCTCATCATCGGCAAGAAGGGCTATGCCTCGATGAAAGGCCTGCTGCTGATCTAGGGTCGAAACCCAATTGATGTTGCGTGGTCAGCGGGGGTCTGATTCCTTGTTGTCCGGAGGTATTCGGATGGCAAGGAAGCGGGACGTTTATTGGCTGTCGGATGCG